AGTTGGGACGAACTAAAGAGCGAAAGAACCCCTAGCCCAGACGACGAAATAATCTTGGGCTTTGACGGCTCATTCTCCGGGGACTGTACCGTTCTTGTTGCGTGTACCATTCCAAAGACCGAAGAAGAAAAGCCGTTTATTTGGCTAGTCAAGGAATGGGAAAAAGACCTAACAATTCACGACGACCAATGGAGAGTAGATATCCAAGAAGTCGAGGAAACGATTATGAACTTCGTTCGCGACTACCCGAAGACTAGAGAAGTAGCCTGCGACCCTTTCCGTTGGCAGCGTTCTATGGAAGTCCTAGCAGACCGGGGAATCCCTATTGTTGAATGGCCTTCTACTTCCCCGAAGCGAATGATTCAAGCCTGCCAAAAATTCTTCGACGCCGTAACAGGTGGCACTTTAGAACACGACGGAAGCCCAGTTCTAGCCCGACACTTAGACAACGCCGTTACCAAAATTGACAACTTGGGAATCCGAATTGTAAAAGAAAACAGGAATAGCCCGCGCAAGATTGACGCAGCGGTAGCCGCCGTTATTGCCTTTGATAGAGCCGTAAGTAGTAGAATGGAAGAAATGGTTCCCGACTTCTTTTTCTAAGGGTGAATAATGGCAACAGTAATTCAAATAATCGGAGCCGCGCTAGTCGTTGCGGGTATTGCTTTTCTCTCTATTCCCGTTTCTCTTATTGTCGCTGGAACAGCGGCGGTCTTATTTGGAATTGCTATGGAGCGTAACTAATGTTGAATAACCTTTTTGAGAAAAGGGCAATAAGCTTTCAAACCCTATGGGGAGCTGGCGAAGACCTAACAGACCTGAATCAGTCCGGGACGGTTATCAATTCAGAAACCGCATTCAAGATTACGGCGATTTGGTCGGCGGTATCGCTAATCTCAGACACAATCTCGACCCTACCCCTAGACGCTTACATTCGACGCGACGGAGCTAGAGGGCCATTCCGACCGAAGCCAGCTTGGGTTTCTAAACCTGATTTAGACCAACAGCCTTCCGCATTCTGGCAATCAGTTATTGTTTCTCTTCTCATAGACGGAAACGCATTTATACGCGTCTTCCGCTCGGGCGGTCAAGTTGTGAATCTAGTTCCGCTAAACCCGCACAAGGTTCAAATTCGACGCAACGGTATCGGACGCGTAATGTTCGAAGTTCAAGGAGAGAAAACCCTTCTTAGCTCCGAAGACGTTATCTTTATTTCTGATCTAGTTCGCCCGGGTGAGATTCGCGGAATGGCTAGAGTCGAAGCTCTGAAAGATAACTTTGGTTTATCTATGGCGCTTGAATCTTACGCAGCTCGATTCTTCAGCAACAGCGCAACCCCGCAGGGAATCATAACTTTTCCGGGAAACCTAAACAGCGAACAAGCCGAAAATCTTCGTCGTGGATTTGACTCCGCGCACCGTGGACTAAAGCGTTCACACAAGACCGGAGTTCTATCCGGTGGCGCAGAATGGAAACCAACCGCCGTAGACCCTGAGAATTCTCAGCTAGAAACTTCCCGACGCTTATCAGTCGAAGACGTAGCCCGAGCATTCAACATTCCAAACCATATGCTAGGCGTTCAAGGCTCGACCGCTTACGCAAGCGTGGAACAAGACTCCATATTTTTCGTTCAACATACACTCCGCCCAATCGTAACCAAGCTAGAGGTAGCATTCAGCCCGCTTCTAAACGAAGTCCCGGGCGGAGAGAACGCATTCCTAAAGTTCAATCTAGACGGACTTCTTCGCGGTGATTCTCAGGCCCGAGCTAACTCTTACTCAATCGGACTTCAGGCGGGCTACTACACCGTGAACGATATCCGCAGATTCGAAGACCTAACTCCAATGAGCGACACCGTGGCAGATCAAGTTCGGGTTCCACTAGCTAACGTTTCGATTGACGATTCTCGAATTGCTACCGAAGACAAGAAGGTAGCTATGGCGCAGAAGCTAGTTCTTGCGGGATACGAACCGAAGGCAGTTCTAGCAGCTCTAGGACTTCCAGCTATTCCACACACCGGAGTTCCAAGCACACAACTTCAGCCAGTCGCCCAGCTAGACCCGGCTAATCCTGAAGGCGTTTACGAGGTTCAGTAATGATTCTGACAAATCTCTACACGATTGGAACGACTAGTCAAGAAGTAGTCGGGCCAGCTACTCAAAGACAAGTCGTTCATCTACATAATCAAATGAAATCGGGGAATCACTATATCCATATTGGTAATCAAAATGTAACTACGACAAACAGCATTCACCTAGATACAGCCGAATCAAAAACAATAACCCTAGAACCGCTAGATAGTCTTTGGGCAGTCGCTACCGCAGCCGGACAAGACTTAGGCGTTCTTATAGTTAGGCAGAGTCAATAGTGCCATATTACATAACCGACAAATCCGCAGACTGCCCAGCTTGGAGCGTCATCAAAGAATCCGGGGAAGTTCTTGCTTGCCACGACACTAAAGAATCGGCGATTGAACAAGCTATCGCAGTATCCATAGCGGAAGAAACCGAATTCGTTGGAGAGCGCGCAGCCGTCGGAGAACTAAAGATTGGCGATTGGGTAACTTGGAATATTAGAAACCCGAATGTTCTTGCTCAGGTCGTACTCATAGAAGGCGAACTAGCCGGGCTAGAAGTTTACGAATTAGAGGACGAAACCTATCACTCGACCGAACGACTAATGATTATGAACGTCTTCAAGCTTCAGCGAATCCCAATGCCGGATAGAATTTCTGCGGAAGTAGAAGACGCAGAAGAACAAGAAGAAGACGAAGGCGAAGAAAATCTGCCAGACAACTATCGCCCAGCACTAGCTCCAGACGTTCCAGAAGGTCGAGCTTGCGGAAATTGCTTCTTCTTCAACGAAGCCCGACTAAATGACGACGGCGACAAAGCTTGGTGCGAGCGTTGGGACGCTTTCGTGGACGGCGGATATTACTGTAACGCTTGGCAACCTAATGAAGAAGATAGGGCAGAACCCGACTCTTTAGAAGTTGGAGATTCGGTTTCTTGGAATTCTTCCGGTGGAAGAGCGCGTGGAGTAATTGAAAGAATAGAACGCAACGGAACTATCAATGTTCCAAACAGCGACTTCACAATTTCTGGAACCGAAGATGACCCTGCGGCTTTGATTCGTGTTTACCGTCCGGGCGAAGAAGGCTTAGAGCCTACCGAAACTTTAGTCGCGCATAAATTTAGCACTCTAACAAAGATTCAAGAGCTAGACGAAAATCGGGCGGTAAACCTAACCGCTCCGGCTTATATGAGAGCAGCGGCCCGACGTGGACTTGAATATTACGCAGAAGGTTTAGCCGGGGACGGGCTTGTAGATCGAACCGTTAGAGAAGCCCGAGCTATGGCAGAAGGAAACGTTACCGCCGACAAATGGGTACGAATTGCCGCTTGGATTGCTAGACACTTAGGCGACCTAGACTCTCCAGACGCAAACCCTTCTTCTGAAAACTATCCTTCCGCCGGAGTCGTTGCTCACCTTCTTTGGGGAAGTGGGCCTAGCAAAGCGTCAGCTAACCGAGCTATGAAATATGCGCAAGGCGTCGTTGCTAGACTAGAGGAAGAAAATCGCGCAACCATAAGTCAGGAAAGCGAACAAATGGCAAAGATTGAAAAGCGGACTAACGAAGTTAAGTTCGAACTAAGAGCGGTCGAAGGTGGCGACGGTATGACTTTCACCGGATACGCCGCAGTCTTCAACTCCCCTAGCGAACCCCTACCGTTTATCGAAAGAATCGCTCCGGGCGCATTCAAGCGTTCACTAAAGGCGCGCAACGATATCAAGCTTCTTTACAACCACGACACCGGGGCCGTTCTAGGCTCTACCCGGGCTGGAACCCTAAAGCTGGAAGAAGATAACTACGGCTTGCGTGTTACCGCCGTGCTACCTGAAACGACTCTTGGAAAAGACGTTCGCACACTTGTTCAACGTGGCGACGTATCGGCTATGTCGTTTGGATTCTCAGTTCCGGCTAACGGTGATTCTTGGAACACCGACGGCACGGAAAGAACTCTCCGCTCAGTAAGGATTCACGAAGTTTCGATCGTGGCATTCCCGGCTTACCAACAGACCGCCGGAACCGCTACCGTTCGCTCATTCGACGGAGTAGCAAAGCGCACAGAAGTAGACGCAGACCAACTGGCAGACGCTATGCTTGCTATTGAAGACGGCAAAGACCTATCTCTAGAGCAGTCCGAACTTCTAACTAAGGTAATCCAGCGACTAACCCCGCAGGAAGAAGCCGAAGCTGAAGACAATTCGGGAGAGCTTACGGCGTTAGAACTAAAGAAGAAGAAATTCGAACTCCTAATGAAGAGGTTGTAAAATGGCAAACCTAGATCAAATCAAAGAAGCAATTCTAAAGTCTTCAGGTTACCCAGATACGGGTATTGTTCGTGATAACGTGGACACTTGGGCGCAGGCCGTTTGGGAACTTGATAATGAAGTCAAGCCAAAAGAAATTCGCGTCATAGAAGCTAAAGAAACCCGCTAAGGGTTCGTCGGGTTTATCCCCTTTCTCCCGACCGCAACGCCCGCCGTATTCCTTTCCGGCGGGCGTTGTCTTTTACCCGGATTAGTAGAATAGAAGTTATGGGTTGAGTCAGCTCCCCGAACTACCGTCTGAGTTAGCACGGCGGAAATCCAAATACAAAAATCAAACAAGGAGTAACAACTATGTCAGACTTTCTGAAGTCGCAGGTTGAAGCCCGCAACAACCTAATCGAGCAGGCCCGATCAGTAATCGAGTCAGCCGAAGCGGACAAGCGTGGACTAACCGTAGACGACCAAGCAACAATCGAGCGTATTGAGAACGAAATTTCTCAGCGCGACGCAGCTATCGACACCGCAAAGAAAATGGAAGAGCGTGAAGCCCGCGCAGTAGACGCAGCCCGCAACTCTTTCATTCCTTCAAACGAAGTTCGTGGCGACGCAGATATCCTACGCGCAATCGCAAACGGAGAAATGCGTTCACACACATTCGCACCAGAGAAGAGAGCACTTGTTCCTTCCGACAACCTAGTTCCAAAATCTTTCTACGACGAAGTTTTCAGCGTGGCGAGATTGGCCGGGCCTATGCTTACCGTTTCTCAGGTAATCAATACCGCAGGTGGAGATACTCTAACAATCCCGACTCTAACCGGATATTCAACCGCAACAATCAAGAGCGCTGGTTCAGCTATCTCAGACAGCGAACCAACATTCTCAAACGTTCAGCTATCCGCGTTTAAGTATTCCTTCCTAGTCCCAGTGGCAAACGAACTTCTAGTTGACTCTTCACTAGATATTTCTGCGCTAATCGCGGAGCAGGCTGGAAACGCAATTGGTTTCGGAATCAACACAGGACTAACAACTGGAACCGGAACTGTAGAGCCAACTGGTATCTTCACAACCGGAGCTTCAGCGGTTACAGGTGGCACCGGAGTTTCAGGCGCACCGACCTACGAAAACTTGGTCGATTTGCTGTACACTTTGGACGGTCAAGCCCGTTTGCTCCCCGGAGTCGGCTGGTTGATGAACAAGACTGGTCTTGCGGCAGTTCGCAAAATCAAGGACGGTTCTGGAGCGTTTATCTGGACAGCCGGAAATATCGCACAGGGTCAGCCAGATCAGCTACTCGGGTACCCGGTATACGAGAACCCGGCCGTTAGTAACGTGGCCGTGAACAACTTCTCAATCGGTGTAGGCCACTTGCCGTCGCTGAAGACAAGAATTGCCGGCGGTGTACAGGTGGCTCAGTCAGCCGATTACGCTTTCGCAAATGATGTAACAACCTTCCGTGTAACTGCTCGCGTGGATTCAAAATTGACTCACGCCAGCCACTTCGTCAAATTTAAGGGCGGAGCAAGCTAAGCCAAAAGCATTAGCTAACAGACTGGAGAGGTCGCCGGACGGTAGGGTTTCGGCGGCCTTTCCTTTTGTCTTTTTTGGGTGATAATGTTTTTCTATGAAACCTACCAAATCTAAAAATCCCGCGAGTGAACAACTTCGCGGAAGTGTTAGCGTCTACTCGAATTCGCCCGATCAGCCCACGGGCTACGGACAGCAAGCCCGCTATCTTGTAGACCGACTAAAGCGCGACGGCTTAGACGTGGCAGCTTTATCAAATTACGGACTAGAGGGAATCCGCGGCGAACTTGAAACGCCTTACGGAAAGATTCCACACTTCGCCCGGGGCTTTGATATGTATTCAAATGATTCAGCGCCCGTAGATCATAAAACTTTTTCAGCTTCGAAGCCAAACCAACCAAACGCTATGATTACCCTTTACGACGTTTGGGTATTGACCAACCCGGGCTTTGAAGACTTCGACGTTTTAGCGTGGACACCGCTCGACCACGTAACCCTACCCCCAAGAGTTGAAACATTCCTAAAAAAGAAAAACGTTACCCCGGTTGCTATGGCTCCGCACGGAGTTAGACAATTAGAAGCTAAGGGGATTGACTGCCGATACGCACCGCACGGAATAAATACTAAAGTTCTAAAGCCAACCTTTGAAAT